CCGCCGCGTATCTCTGCGCCGTGGCTAACCATACGGCCCTTCTTAACCAGAGAACCCATCACGCCCTTCACNNTTTTGACATCAAGGCNGGTCAAGGCGGCAAGGTCTTTGGCATCGACTGAATAGTCGCCGCCTAAACAAATCTCAACAGCGGCTTGGTAAACAGTAGTTTCTAATTTAGTAAACATTGTTCTCTATTCCTTTTAGTTGTGCATTTTGATCGTAAAATGATCTCGTATGCATGTTGTGGCACATGTGGTATCACACTGTCAATAAGCTAAATGATTCGGTTGAGTCAGTTATATGACAGATGAACCCGTTATAGGTGCCGCGCAAGGCGGACCGCCATCGCTGTACACTCGCATTCCGACGCGGGTGATTTGGGATAGCAAGGGAACGCGTGGTAAGGGAAAAGGGTTTACACCGGGTGAAATGCGGCAGTTCGCTATGCTTTGCGCGTATGCGAACAACCAGGGGTTCGCGTATCCCAATCAACAAACGATAGCAGACGTGGCGAATACAGATCGCGGCGCGGTTGCGCGGATGATTAAGAAAGCAAAAAAGCTTGGTTATATAGAGCGTGTATCCGTGTTTAGAGATCACCCGCAATGGCGGCATGTCATGGGTGCCGTCTGGCGCATCATATATGACGCCCGGTTGACGCAAGACGATTTGATCGACGATCTCAACAAGAATGATCCGGCACCTATATTAGAAGACGATCTCCCGGCAGCGGAAACAACGGCGGACAGCGACTCTGGTAAGCACGGGTTGGTAGGGGTTGGGTTGTCACTAGTTGATGCTAATGCTTTGGCGCATTGGTATTGCCATCAAGTGACCGCCACAACAGGTGAGGTTCGCATCGTCAATGAACGCGCTATCCATGACGCCAGCCAATGCCATGACATTGAGAGCAGCAAAGCGGCAGCGATAGCGGCCCTATCAGAATGCCGCGACCGGCGACGATCCGCACCGCCGACAATGGTAGCGTTTAAACAGCCGTCGCAAGGCTAAATGGTCGATTGGAAATGTGACAGATGATAAAAAAGATCAGCAATTACAATGACTTGACCCACCCTTTGCCCCCCCGGCCCTGCCGGTCATGTATAGGGGGTATCACAAAAATATTTCGGAGTTTTTCATGCTAACCGCCGCAACCACCGCAATCAAAGCATTACCAGAGGGCAAGCAACTGCCCGTTGCAATAGCCCTTCTCGTCCATTTTGCGGGCCTTACAGCACGCATGGACAAGCTCATCAGCGCTGGGTATGCGCGAAAGCAACTTGACCGCGAGGAGCTTGATATAGCTGAAGTGATACGAGCCACAGCGGAGGAGTGTAATGACTAGCTTTCACCAGACAACGGTGCGTTTACCCGACGATTTACGCGCAGCATTGAAGGCGCAAGCCGCTTTGGAGCGCAGATCAATGGGTAACTTGATTATCGACCTGTGTGTGAACGGGTTGAAGGTACGCGAGGAGTCGAATGAGGACCGTTTAAACCAGTTTAAGCGGCTTATTCGAGCAACGGGGCAAATATGAATGAACGCGTCTATCTGTTCCGCTATCCACCGTCTGTCAATCGCCTGTGGCGCTACACATCGCGTGGTGTTTACCGCACGAAGCAGTACCGGGCGTATCTGGACGAGTGTGCAGCGTTGCATAGGACGCTTGAGCCGCCTTTTGACATGCCTGTCCGGTGCGAAATCTTGGCAGCACCGCCCGACAAGCGCGTGCGTGACTTGGATAACATAGCGAAATGCCTGTTAGACACACTTCAGCACATCAACGCGATCACGAACGATCACCTAGTTCACGATCTGCATATGAGGTGGGACCGGGAGAACGTCAGCAACGGCGTGATGGTCATGCTAGCGCCTTTGAATGCGACAGATGCAGGGACGAACACATGATCTGGCGCGATGAGCGGGTTGAAGACTACTTGGCGAGTATCGAAACACACGGGCCAGCCGGTGTTTTTAGGCGGCTAGAGCCACGGTCACGGGTGATTGCGGGTGGTTGGGATATTTGTCCGGTCTGTGTTCGTAAAAGTGAGGTTGAGTACGGGGCGGAAGGGCTATGAGTGGGTATGGCGTGGTACTGGCGGACCCACCGTGGAGTTGGAAGGCGCGGAGTGCAAAGGGGGAAGGTCGAAGTGCGAAGAACCATTACGACGTTATGGAACAGGATGATCTTCATTGTATGTCTGTTAGCGGTCTTGCCGCTGATGACAGTGTTTTATTTCTGTGGGTTCTCAATTCGATGCTTGGTCAGGGCTTGCAGCTTATTGATGCTTGGGGATTCACATTTAAGACGGTTGGGTTCGCGTGGGTTAAGACGAATAGTCGATCCGGTTCTTTGTTTATGGGGCTAGGCTATCACACGCGGCAGAATGTCGAGCTTTGCCTGATTGCAACCAAAGGCAAGCCCAAGCGTGTCAGTGGTGGCGTGCATCAGGTGGTGATGTCCCCCAGGCGTGAGCATAGCCGCAAGCCCGACGAGGTGTATGAACGCATCGAAGCGCTGTATCCCGGCCCGTATCTGGAGTTGTTCAGTCGTACCAGCCGCACGGGGTGGGACGCGATAGGTGATGAAGTGGGAAGGTGGAAACATGGCTAGTTATCCGAGTATGCCGCTGTGGACCGATGCGTATCTTGCAGACACACGGCACCTGTCTACACAGGAACATGGCGCGTATCTGCTTTTGCTGATGGTGGCATGGCGCAGACCTGATTGTAATCTGCCTGATGACGATAAATTGCTGGCAAGATTTGCAGGGTTAGGGCCGCGACAATGGAAGAATATCAAGGATGCGGTGCTGGAGTTCTGGACGCTTGAAGACGGGTGTTGGACGCAGAAAAGATTACTTAAAGAGCGGTCGTATGTTGTCAACCGATCCAAGATAAACTCAGCCAACGCGCACAAGAGGGACTACACTAAGCCACGGAAAACAAAGAAAACTAAGAATGCGAACGCACCTGTGGAGAAATGCGAAACGGATGCCCCCACACCCATACCCACACCTATAGATACAGATACTAACGTATCTGTATATAACCCCCCCGATAAATTTGAAGAATTTTGGGCGCAATATCCTAGGCGTGTCGCCAAGGGCGAAGCACGCAAGGCGTATAAGAAAGCAATCAAGAAGGTGGATCACGGAATCATCATGGCTGGGTTGGCCCGATACAGCCCGGACCCTGATTTCACATGCCACCCATCAACGTGGTTGAACCAAGAGAGGTGGCAAGATGAACCAGATAATCGAGTCAAGGGAGTCACGGCAGAGCGCGTTGAGCCTAGACCGGGACGCGGTGACATCATTGGAGCGGCACAGCGGTTTCAAGATCGAAGAAAGATTATCCAATGAGTTCGATCTGGTTGGCATCCAACTTCCCGCTGACATGACTGTGGCAGATTTGCAGCGTGCCAAAGATTACGTCTTGCAGACCACTAAGCCCGCTGATGAAGGGCGGCTGGTGCAGCTATTGGCGCAGATGCAGATGATGATGAAGCATCGCAATCTGGATGCCGCGCACATGGACCTGATGCTGGCCGGTTATGTAGACAAATTGCGGGAGTACCCGGCAGATGCCGTCGAGGAAGGTTTAAGCAGCCTCTTGGATTCCTGTGAATGGTTTCCGGCCTGGGCAGAAATGCGCGATGCCATAGCGTGGCGGTGCCAGCGGCGGATGATGACGTTGACGGCAATAGACCGCGCTATTACCCAGCGGCAAATACAGAGTATCCGCAGTGCGTGACACTCGAGACCCTGTAGTCAACCGCGTGCTGGCAAAGTTTATCCAGCGCAGCGACGAAGGAATGCAGCGATTCGGTGTGTCCATGGCCGATGCTGATAAGCCGGTCCTCGAATGGATTGAGGACGCGCAAGAAGAATTGATGGACGCAATCTTGTACCTAGAAAAACTGAAGGAGCGATTTAATGGCTGAATATTTTGAAGTGAAGACGATGAAGAAAGACCGTGAAGGTAAGGAGCGCGGCCACAAGATAGGCGCGATGTTTCCTTGGAAGTCTGGCGAAGGGTTCAACATTGTTCTGGATTCTGTGCCGTTGCCCAAGATGAACGATAACGGGGAACTCGAATGCGTCCTGATGGTTGCCAAGCCCTATGACAAAAACAAAGCACCGTTCGGATGACTATCACGAAGCCAAAGGGGATTGGCAAGAATTGACAGCGCGGTATATTGGATGGCATGAGATTGATGCGTATGTCGAGGATGGCTGGCGCATCAACAAAGACATTGGGCATCACGCAGCCCATGCCGTTCTGGCGACAAAGGTGGTGAAGTAATGTCTGGTAGTCCAAGCCCAACAGGTCGATTCGGTGGCGTGCGTAAACTTGAAGATCGGTTGAAAGGCCGGTCCCAAGTTATCGCGCACAACAAGGAAGGTGTAGCGCAAGCGTTGGTTGACATAGCGCGGGCCAACATTACGGATGTGCTGAGTTGGGATTCTGAGGGCAACGTGAAGGTCAAGGCTAGTGCCGACATACCGGACAACGTAGCCAGTGCCATCAAGAAGATTCGCGTATCAAAGTCAGAGAATGGTGAGCCATCGTTAGAGTTGGAAATGCACGACAAGATTAGCGTCTTGCGCGTGCTGGCAAAAAGCGCGGGGCTTTTGGAACAACACAAAGCGGATGTGAACACGCCCAGCGTTGTTGGCATCACAATGGTTGGGCCAGAGGTTACGCAAGTACAGGAACAACAGGAAAAAGTCGCGGAATGATCCGCGATAACGGGGATGAGGGGTTTCAACTTGATTGGTCTTGGGTTGCCCCTCATCCCTATGAATTGAGTTATGAATAATATTGAAGCTGCAAATCTAAACTTAGATTTCTCGACGGCACCGACTGTCTGGAAGTTTCTACGCGATGACAGTTTCGTGCGTGGGATTATGGGACCAGTTGGCAGCGGCAAAAGTTACGCTTGTGCTGCGGAGATCATGCTGCGGGCCGTCAGGCAAAAGCCTAGCCCGCGTGATGGCATCCGTTACACGCGGTTTGCCGTAGTCCGAAACAGTTACCCCATGTTGAAGACAACGACACTGAAAACATGGATGGAGATTTTTCCAGAGAATATCTGGGGCAACGCGCACTGGTCGCCGCCGATTACCCATCACATCAAGTTACCGTCGCGTGGTGACGCGCATGGCGTGGATTGCGAAGTGATCTTCCTGGCCCTCGACCAGCCCAAGGATGTACGGAAGTTACTTAGTCTTGAATTGACCGGGGCATGGATCAACGAGTGCCGCGAGTTACCCAAGGCAATCATTGATGGACTATCGCACCGTGTCGGCAGATACCCGACACAGGCAGATGGTGGGGCAACGTGGCGGGGGATATGGGCCGATACAAACCCAATGGATTCGGATCACTACTGGTACAAGCTGGCGGAAGGCAAGGAAGCCCCAGGCGGTAAATTTGCGTGGCAGTTTTTCCGGCAACCGTCAGGTGTGTTGGAAACGTCGAGCGATAACTTGCCTGATCAACCAGAGTTCAACGGCTTTGTGCAGAGCGCGGGCAAGTGGTGGATGACCAATCCTGTGGCAGAGAACATCCACAATCTACCTGATGGCTACTATGAACAGCTTGTCGGCGGCAAAAACCTTGATTGGATTCGCTGTTACGCAAAAGGCGAATACACATACGTCCAAGAAGGCAAAAGCATTACACCGGAATACGATGATGATCTGATGACCGTAGACGGGTTGCAGTACGATCCAAGTCTGCCCGTGCAGATTGGTTTAGACTTTGGACTAACGCCAGCCGCATGTTTTGGTCAGCGCCACTCGTCTGGTCAGTGGCGGATACTGCATGAATTGGTGACGTTCGATATGGGCCTGGAAAGGTTTTGCAACAGTCTTAAAGCTGAGTTGGAAATAATGTTTCCAAAAGCAGAGGTGATGATATGGGGTGATCCGGCTGGTCAACAGCGCGATCAGATTTATGAAGTCACTGCATTTGATTTCTTGAAGACCATTGGCATGTTAGCGCGGCCCGCCGCAACGAACGATTGGAAGACACGGCGCGAAGCTATGGCGGCACCCATGATCAGGTTTATCGACAAGAAAC